GTATTGGAACTGCTCTTGGTGGGGCAGGTAGCTTAATCGGATCGATCCGAGGAGGAGGTGGGGGCGGAACGCCCGCCGCTGACTATACCGCTCTTTACGCCTCTAGGCTTGCTCCTGGCAGCACAGAACTAACCGCAGCCGCCACTGAGTTAGCTGCTTTGATCGCCCCTTACGTGGGAACCGAGGCTATTCAATCCAAGGTTCTTGGACAAGCTGCCTACGATCAGTTTGATCTGGCTAGAAAGAAGGAGGAGACTCTGGCTGGGGTGCAAGTAGGTCTTGTTTCTCAGTTTGGTAGCAGTGCTGTTGGTTTAGGTGATCTGGCTGGTAAGGCTCGGATCGCTACTGAAATGCTCGGGCCTGAGACAGCCTCTGCACTGACAAAGCAGTATGCGTTGGGTGCTCAGGAGCTAGCAACCGAGGGCCTTAAGGGTCAGACTACCCTTCTTACTCCTGCGGCCACGGCATTCGCCACGATGGCTACGGAAGCTCAAAGAGCGTCTAATAAGTTAGCTTCCGATATCGCCTCAACTAACTTAGATATCCGGCGTCAGCAGGAACAAACCCGCAACCAACTGGCCCTTCAGCGTGGGAATGTTGAAGGACAGTTGGCACTTAAGCGATATGGTGCTGGAATGGCGTTAGCCGGACAGCGCTCGTTTGCATGATTAAGTCTCAGATTGGTGATTCCACGACTGTTGCTGGTTGGTTAAATACTTTAGATAAATCTCAAAAAGACGCGTTTATCTTTTACGCGAAGAACGCGACTAGCGACATCGAGGCTTATCTCTACGCCCGTTTTCTGCACCCTGGGTATCAGGGAAGTATCGCAGATCTAACCGCGTGGATCCAAGAGAAATACCCTAAGGAAGATCTTCGTAAGATCCTCCTAATTGAAATCGATGGTGTTAAGCAAGATATAGATAACGTCAGAAACATGACTATAACGGGCATGTTAGATCATGCTACTGCGGCAACTAAGATCGCTGCTCTACAGAAAGAACTGCGGTCTCATATTCAAGCCGTTCGTTCGATTTCTGACGGTCTCGATCGTCGCGGACTTCTCCTGGCTGGGGCTGACCGTTGTCTGCGTGAACTTATGCAGACGTTTGACGGACAGCCCGCTATCCAAGCGCTTCTTGAGGATTCCTCACTCCTCGTCTGGTCGACGATTGAGCGAGAAGAGAAGTCTTAATCCACGCGTTCTAGTTGACGCATAATCGACTCTAGAGGGCAGCGGAAGATACCCATAAAAGCGTCATTAACACCCAAGCTCATAACAAGCTCGGTGTTTTCTACGTATGCTCCAAACGGCAGAATAACTGCTGGTTGGTTAGAGACTGGTGTCCCTGCGTAGTCTGTCCAGTAGATCAATTCGTCTGCAAGCGAACCTGTAAACAGCGGACGCTTAATAACGTGAATGATCTTGGAGAAAGTTTTATCGACTAAGTAAGCGCTTAAGTGGTAAATCAGGTAGAGCTGTCCATCTGGTTTCCGAGTCATGTGCTTCCAGTGGTAGAACACTAGATGCGCGTACCCCAAATCAATAGGCGCCGTGGAGTTAAATGTTGGCAGACCACCTGTTACCTGGTCTAGAACATCAGAGTTTATTTCGATTTTTGGGCTGTTCTCGCATTCGATAACTAGGGGGCGCGTCGAGTACAGGCACTTAAGTTCGTCTTTATGGCTGAAGAAACACCAGTTCTTCTCAGCTTTTTCTTTATTGCGATTCTCTCCTATAGGAGGAATTGCGGCGCTTGTCGCTTCTCCTAACTCATCCACATAACAGACGATTACCTTTGGGTTGTCGAATAGTCTTTTTCCGCCTCGGTTGTACTGACTTGCGTAGGTCGACGCAACAAATTGAACATACATCTCCTCATCAGGACCCTCAAACAAACGAGGATCTTCGTAACTAAGGCGGTGTCTGAGGGATTTTGTACGGATGTTTTTAGCTCCTACGATCGTTTGATCGTCATGGAGAAGACCTAAATAAACATCCGTGGGTTTGTTGTTTAAGTAGTAATAGTTATTATCCCAACGAAACCCGAAAGGCTCTGGTTGTGATCGCCACGCGATGTACGTTTTGTCCTTGTGCTTAAGGATAGAGGGACTGAAGTTAGCTACAGATCCTTTAGGTAATCCGTAGTTAATTCTCGTGAATGTTCCGTTGAGCTGTTTTGCCTGCGTGTAGACACTAGGAACACCCTCTACAGGACGTTGGATAGGGAACAGAACGTCGCTATTAGCGTGAAAGAAGCGAGTAGTTGATTGCATTTTCTTCAGGCGGTAAGGTCTTCGATTGCTTTAGAGAAACCAGCGGCGACGTGCTCCCAACGGTATTCGGGACGTTGCGTTACTGCGAAGCAAGCAGCAGCTACTTCGTCGTAAATACCTTTGTCGTAGTAAAGCTCGTCGAGTTTTTCGACGGCGCTATCGATGTCGATTAGACCTCGTTCAACACCCAGATCTTTGTCAATGATCCACGTGGCGATATCTACAAGTTGTGCTGCTTCTTCCCAGATATCAGCACAAGCGGTGTGATTCGGCACCACTTGAGGTTTCCTACAGCTGGCATGTTCGAACGGAACTAAACCCCAACCCTCACCGTCTGCTGTGTTTATACCTACGTCACAACAGTTGTAAATCTGGTTAAGCATCTCGTCTGAGGGAGCATCCATGTAATTCATTTGGTGCGTCGTCAGGATCAGCCGATTGGTTCCGTCCAGACCTAGGCGGCTCATCTCATTTTTAAATAAGGGAATCACGTCCCAACCCATATCCTTTGCCCCCATGTGGAGGTAAAGCATCGTGTCTGGTTTATTTATAGAGAATTTGGCGAACGCCTTAATCGTTAAATCAATCCGCTTCCGTGGTTGATTTCTGTTCGCGTTAAGGACAATAAATTTATCTTCTGGCAGACCGAAAGCCTTACGTGCTTCTGATCGGGATCCTGGAGTGAACTTATTGAGATCAACACCGTGAGGAAGGACGCCTAAGCGAGATGGCTTTATTTCGTGTTTAAGGATCCGGTGTGCGGATTGAATGGTAAACGTGATTGCCATGTCCCACTCAGGAATATTCCTGAGCATGTCAGGCATATAGTATTCGCTATCGATGGGGAAATAACAGATGAACTTAAACTTGAGTTTTTCCTTCAGGAACTGACATCGCTCCCACACTTGGTTGCAGATCCAGATGTCCTGTAGGCAGATGAAGACATCAGGTTTTACTTTTTCTAGGACTTCGGGGATCCGCTGAATACCGAAACGATCACTGCAGTGTACGTTTGCTGCGGGATAGACCTTAAACGGATATTCGTGTGGATCCCCGGAGGCGTTGATGGCTAAGATATGGATCTCGTGCTCATCCTTGAGAACATTTAGTATACTGTGTGTTACTCGGGCAAACCCCGTATTACAACAAGCGTCACCATACCAAAGAATTTTGGCCATTCCTGAAGTACTGTTCAGATACGAGTAATATAGCGATAGTGTCAATTTAGTGATATGCCTAGCCGTGAAACTTTTGCTTACAGACGCGGAGCACAGATCAGAGCATTACGTGCTACTGAAGACACTTCTTCAGGCATAGAAACTATTTACAAAAAAGCTGCAGAGGATTTCCACACGTTTTGTACTCTGCTAGATAAGCCTCCAGCGAAGCACATGCTGGAGTGGCACAGGCACCTGATTACAGGAGAGTCGAATAAGTACCTGTTGGACATCGCAGGACCGAACCTGGATATTCTGGCTCCACGAGGCAGCGCTAAATCCACATGCCTCAACATGTTCACCGCGTGGATTATCGGTAGACACACTTCCGCGAAACTACCTCTTCAGATAATTTACGTTTCTTACAACATCGCTACGGCTATTCCTAAGAGTCGGATTATCCGTCAGATCATCGACTCCCCTGAGTTTCGAAAGGTATTCCCGAGGGTGCAGTTGAAATCAGGTATGCAGTCAGATATCGGCTGGTCAATTGATTTCGACTATGCCGGTATCCCCCGCGTGGGTGATGAAGAATTTACTTTGAGGGCTGCAGGTCTTCGAGGTTCGATTACCTCTAAGCGTGCTCATTTGGTTATCGTCGATGACCCTATTAAGAGTTCGGCGGATATTAAGAACCCCGCAATTAGGGATGAGATGAACAATAACTGGTCCTCAGTTATCGCTCCGATTGTTTTTGAAGGAGGTCGTTCTATATGTCTTGGTACTCGATTCCACCCTCTTGATATACATAAAACGATGTTTGTACCCGAGAAAGGGTGGAAACAGGTCACACAAGAGGCTATTACTTACGACAATCTCGGTGAGCCGGTCAGTTATTGGCCTGAGCAGTGGTCGTCTGAGTATTTGCTTAAACAAAAAGAGCTTGATCCTGTAGCTTTCGCTTTCCAATACCAGCAGCAACCAGTGATGACCTCTGATCTGGTCGTCTCACCTGATCTCCTGGTTAAAGGGGAAGTTGTTACTGAGTTTGATTCTCTTGCAGTTGGTATAGATCTGTCTGCGAGCAAGAACGAAACCAGTGATTACACCGCTTTTGTTTTAGGTGGTCGTCTGAACGATAAGTACTACATTATCGACGCTCATCAGTGTCGTTCCATCGGCAATCTTGAGAAGATCGATCTGCTCTGCGATATGCTCCTGGAATGGGGCATCCTTACCGAACACGACGGTCGAATGATGCCTACATATTCGACGGTAACTTTAGTTGTGGAATCAGTTGCGTATCAAGCATCGCTGGCGGCGGATTTACGTCGAGTTCTTGTGAACGAACGCGAGCTTGGTAATCTACACATCCACGAGGTAAAGGGTTTCCGTGGAGACAAGATCGCCAGATTCCGAGGAACGCTGGGTCTTTTGGAAAACAAAAAAATAATTTTTAACAAATATCGGAAATTCGATGCGTTGTTCGATCAGTTGATTAACGTTGGGGCGACCGCTCACGACGATTTGTTAGACGCGTACACTTGGTTGATTCAGTTTTTACAGCGTCGAGGGAACTTCAGCATTGAGTATTGAAATGAGTAAACGAATTTGGGTTGCTATTACGGCACATAATCCCTTAGAGCGCATCAACCCTCTCATCAATGTTCTTGAGGAGTATGAAAAATACCCTCACGAGGTAAATATCAATATTTATATAAATTATGAAGCTCAGGATGATGTTGATACTCTCAATAACCTTTTAGAGAATTTTAAGAAAATAAAAGTAGAGGTTAAGGTCGCTTCTCCCGGATATGAAGGGTGGTATTTGACATGGGCTCATAAGACGGACTTAGCCCTCGCCATTCTGAATCGCGTGGCAGATTACTACATATACCAAGAAAACGATGTGTTAATCCGAAAGGATAATTTTGATTATTACAGGAAGTGGAAACCTGTACTTAGTAAGTACGGTCTTGAGCCCGGTTTTGTTCTGTACGAAAGTTTCGAGGGTAAACGTGTACCTATTGGGAACTATGAGCGCTGGAGTCTTACTAAAGAGACACCAAATGTCTGGCACGATATAGGGTTCACTGTACCTAAGATATTAGTTGTTGACCATGAAGTTGATTTCTTCGTTCAACTAGGGAGCCCTTATTACTGCGGGATGATATTAGATCAACATGATGGTGAGCTGTATATCAGATCAGATAGCTTCGATCCAGAAAAGAGTTACGCAAAGACCGGTATCCGTAATTGGCCTATCGCTGATCGAAGTTCTATGGGATTAGCTTTTGAATATTTACCGAACGGATTTGAACACAGACGCTGTGTGCCTGTTACAAAACATGGTGCTCATTACGAATTCCTAGAGTATGGCTTGATTCGTCATGATGACGACAAGTACTCGAAGCAATTCAAAGAAAAAGAAAAAGACTTATTATGTGTTGAGAGAATGTTGCTTTTGTAATTTAAAGTGGTCCCACGTGGAGCCGAGTACGTCCACATCTGCTACTTCTTTGCGGGTAAAAATGAACGGCAAACGCTTAGCCGCCAACAAGCCTATTTACTTAGATCCTTTTTGGAGCGAAACGGAGGAACCGTATGGTGGTTCAATCCGGCCTAGGGAGTACCCTCCGATGACTCCTCCGCCATCTAATAACCCTACCCCGACCGATAAAGACCCCGCAGTAACTCCGTCATATTACAGAAAGGGTGATCTTGAGTGTTATGACGTTCAGAAAGCTTCTATGGGCTTAAATAAGTATCAAGGTTACTTAGAAGGTTGTGTGCAGAAATATCTGTGGCGTTGGGAGGACAAAAACGGCAAGCAGGATCTAGAGAAAGCGCTTGAATATCTGGTTAAACTTATAGAGACACTTGAATAAGTATGGACATTAAAGCTTTCGGGTCTGTCTATGGACAGACTTCATCTTTACCTTACGCCAGCGGTTTTGGGTGGGTTCCTGCGTCAGGGAGGAAAAATTTTCCCTGTTGCCGCGCTATTTTTATCGAAGCTAAATCTACCAGCAGTAAAGACACTCTCACTGTTGAGTTAGCTGACGCTCCTGGTCAAAGTGCAACGGCAATAAACCTTGATGGAAATACCTTAATTCCCATCGCTTGTACTGCCTTGATTAGCGGCACCGTCAACGGCGTGTTCGTGCTGTACTAATGGCCGAAATCGCTAAGAAAAAAGACCCCGAAAAATGGGCTAGAGCTAAAGCTAAGGCGCGAAAGCGTCTTGGGGGCCATAGTGCTCGTGCCATGCAGTTAGCGACTAAGTACTATAAAGAGATGGGAGGCACTTACGAAGGTAAAAAATCTTCAAAAAACCGTCTCTCTCGCTGGTCTAAAGAAGACTGGCAAACTCGCGAAGAGTACGAAAAGTCTAAAAAAGGACAATGAGCTTTTCTTCTACTGATCTAGTCAACTATTTAAGTGGAGGATCTTCCTTTCGCGAAAGGGCCTTACCTGAGGCGAAAGACTTTGCCACGTGGCTCTCATCCGCCCCTACTCCGACTCAGACTTCCATAATGAGTCGTCTTATAGATTCGACTAAAGATGCTCTGATCGCTAAGGCGTTACAGGATCGAGCACTTATGGGAGGGGGATTATAAATAAATGGCTGATTTAGCTCGCGAAAAAGGACGTACTGAAAGATATTTACCTCGTGCCGCCTGGGCTGCTTTATCTCCTGAGGAGCGTAAAGCTACTGACGAACGTAAGAAAGAAGCAACTCGCAGCGATAAACCTGTAAATACTAGAGTTCCTAATACGGAAAAAGCTCGCGAAGCTCGTCGTAAAGCTTCCGAGTATATTAAACGTAAAACCTCATGACCCCTTCTAACAGTCCTTTCGGCAGAGCCGGTCAATTCTTCGGCGGTGCGTTTAATGAGCTAGAACGCGCTACCGAAATGCAGGAACGTATACAGGGAGTAGGGATCGGAGATTCGCGTTATGCGTCTACTTATGATACAGAGTATATGCAGGGTGCTGTTCCTCCTCAGACTGGACCGTATGGGGAACAGCAGGGACCTGCTGCGGATGTAGAAGACTTAAAAAATGAACTTCTGCAAACAGCCCGTGAAAAAAACCGTCCCAGTAACGGATCGATGGCTGTACGAGCAGGAGGCGGAGCAAACACAGCGATAAGAGGTTAATATACTGGCAGTCGGCTAAAGGTCTGTGCTTTTTGACTGCTTTTTATACTTCGACGAGAAAGAGCTTTTAGAACTTCGTTACAACATCCTTAAAGATATTGTTGACGGATTCATCATTACGGACGGGAACCGTACTTTTCGGGGCGATCCTAAGCCTTTTACGTGTGTAGATACAATACGTGAACTCGGCATACCTGAGGATAAGGTTCAGGT